CGCGGTGAGCGACGCTGCGCCAACCGTCGAACCCGTGGACCATGCGCTAGCCACCGCCGCCGCGCCCGCTGCCAGCGCGGGAGTCAGTGCCGGCGACGCAAGTTGCACCCATCCGTCTTCGCTCGGATTGTAGATGTACGCCTCCGTCGCGCTGCGGAGGAAGAACTGCTGCTGCCGGAAGTGCCGCGACGAGGCGATGCACGATGCGGCGGCGGTGGCGAGTGGAGCGGGGGCGCAGAACTCCCACCGCTTCATGTCGAGGATCTTGCGATTGCCGTTCGTTGTTGCCATGTGTCAGGTCACCAAGATGTTGCGGCGCAGATTGTCGGACTGCATGTGCAGCAGCGCCGGCACGTAGTCGTTTGCGGCGAAGCCGCCGATCTGCGTCTGATTGGTCAGTGTGCTGACGGTCGTCACCGTCGCGAGCGTCTGTGATCCTGCGATGCTGGCGGTGACGGCGAGGTTGGCCGCCGTCGGCTGCCTCGCCTCCATGATCGGCCAGCCCTGCGCAGACGGCAGCGACTGGCCGATGCTCCGCGTCAGCGAGTGGACCGCCATGCGCAGGGCCTCGATGGATTCGACCAGCTCGCCGTACGCGGCGATCGGCAGCGGGTTCGTCGCGCTGGTGTCCGTCGCGGTGCCGTCCGCACCATGCACGGGCTTCACGCGCTGGAAGAGAACGCCGCCGATCTCGTCGGCTGCGACCGTTGCGCCGCTTCCCGGCGTGTATCCTACGTTGTCGGCCATGGTCAGACGTACTGGAGGTAGATGTCGCCGTCAGCGCCGCCGGTCGGCGACGCGGTGCCTTCGGAGATGTTGCGGTTGACGGCGGACTTGAAGCCGAGGTTGGCGAAGTTGGATGCGGTGGCCGTGCCTTCGATCAAGGCGAACGCGTCGACCGTCGACTCGATCTCTTTGTACGCGACATCCGTGTCGTCGCCGATCAGCACGTAGTTCTTGCTCGGCGCCTGGATCTTCGCGTAGGTGACAGCGTTGTCGGCAATCGCCGGCGTGCTTACGCCATTGGTAGCGATCGACAACGTCGTTCCGCCTGCCGTCTTCGTTACGTCGCCCGTGAAGGCCGTCGTCTGAATGCCGCCGCTGCCAGTGAACTCGATGCCGCCGCCGACCGTCAGCTCCTCGGTGTCGCCGCTGCTCGCCGTGTCGCGCCCGAGCAGCCGATCGGTGGCGATGTTCTGCACCTTGGCGAACGTCACCGCGTCGTTGGCGATCGTCGCCGCGAAGCTGCCCGTGCCACTGCCGGTCACGTCGCCGGTAAGCGTGATGGTCTGGTCGCCCGTGTTCGTGCCCGAGCTGGTGCCGCTGAACGTGCCCGACTGCGTCGCCAGCGTGCCAAGGCCCAGCGTCGTGCGCTGCGCCGCCGCGTCCACGTCGTCGAGGATCGCGCGGCCTGCTGCCGTGCAGGTGATCTCCTCGATGTCGCCAGCCCCCGCCGTGCTGCGCCCGAGGAGGCGATCCGTCGCGCTGACGTTCTGGATCTTCGCGTACGTCACCGCGTCGTTGTCGATCGTCCACGTTGCGCCGCCGGCGCTGACCGTGATGTCGCCCTTGTCGCCCGTCGTGAGGCCCGTACCAGCCGCCGCCACGACCGCCCAATACGTCGTCCACGAGCCGCCGACGCCCGGCTCGTCGCCCGCGCTGCTCGTGTGGTCCAGGATGCACACGTAGCTGCTGCCACCGTTCCCGACGACCTGCCCGCGATAGTAGACGGTCACGACCACGCTCCTTGGTACTGCGAAAGGAAGATGCCGTCGGGGATGGTGCCACCCCACGACCCGGCCCACTGGAGATTGCCACCTGCGCCTCCGCCTCCGCCGCCGCTCGTGGCCCACAGCCGCATGCCGCCATCGGCGTCGCGGGTGACTTCGACTTCCGATGCACCCGGCGCCTGCGTGCCGTGATTTCCTACGACATTCAAATGGTCCTTCTGCAGAACGACCTTCTCCAGGTCCTCCTCGAGCAACATCGCCCGCTGCGCGACGAAGCGCCGATGGCCGTCGCGCACTTCCTGCGCGCGCCGCCGGCGGAACGCATCGACGGTGTCCTCGTGCCGCACCCGCAGTGCGACAATCGCGGCGACCGTGCGTGCGCTCAGGCTCGTCATCAGGCTTCCTGGAACGTCACCGTCGCGTGCCAGTTGCTCGTGCCCGTCGGGGCCGTCGGCACGCGCATGACGAACGCCTCGGCGCTGCCGGCGGCGAACACCAGCTGCTCATCGACCGATGGCAGCCAGACGAAGCCGTTGATGTTGTTGAAGGCCTCGTCGATGACCGGCGTGAAGCCGCCAGCGCCTTCGGTCGTGCTCGCCGTGCCAGCCGTGCCAGCCGCCGCCGACGTGCCGCCGGTGATGGCAGAGGCCGCGTCGCTCTCGCTGTGCTTGGCCAGCAGCGGCTGCGTCGAGCCGCCGACGTTGACCGCGGTGAGGCCGGTCGCGTAGGCGCTCGCCTTGCGCCCGAGCTGCACGCGCACCTGTTCGCTCGTCGTCGTGCCGCGCTGCGTCAGCGTCGCGCGCACGACCGACACGGCCTGCGAGGTGTTGGGGCGGATGCAGATGAGCGTCGTCGCGGCCGAGATGGTCACGGCTCCGGTGCTGATGGTGTAGGTGCGCATTAGTAGAGGCCTTTGCGAGATGGGCTGAGACCGAACTGTCCGACCTGCTGCACGTCCACCCAGAACGTGGCCGAGGTGCCGGGCGTGTAGCCGTCAGCAGACTGCTGCGCCGAGGTGTAATCAATCCAGCGGTCGCGCAGCGAGTTGCTGCCGGTGAGCGACGCCGTGATGGTGCGCACGCGCCGAACCTGCGTGCCCGTCGGGTCGTAGATCGTGAAGCGGTAGCTCTCGACCTCCTCGTCCATCGGATGCGGCGGCTGGGCGTTGTAGGGCAGCACCTGCCGGCACCACTGGTACTTGACCGCGAAGCGCGCCGTCAGCGAGGTCGTGTCGATGACCTTGTCGACCTGCCGCACCGGCAGCGGCGAGGCGTTGCGGCGCTCGTTGACTATGCTGATCGGTTCCACGTCGTCGAGCGTCAGGCCGGCGGGGACGATCTTGTACGCCAGCGCCGGCGGCGTGATCTCGCCCACGAACTCCCGCCAGAACGGCGAGCCGTCGAGCAGGACCATCCTGGCGCCCGCCGGCCAGGTCTGCGGCGTCGTCCCGCGCAGGCCTCGGTAGTAGTCCTGGATCGTGAACCGACCGCCGCCCAGAGCCGTCACGGTGCGGAAGCTGACAATCTCGGTGGGCTGGCCCGGTGCGACAATCGCCGCCCAGTTGATGCCGCGCTCCGTGCGGGCCTGCGTCGTGCTCAGTACCCGGCTCGCCGCGCTGTCGCTGAACTGCCAGACGATGGCCTGGAAGTCGTTGGCCGGCTGCGGCGAGAACAGCGGGTTGGGGTCGATGATCGCTTCCGCCGACGGCCAGAAGTCGAGCTGCGCCTCGCTGGTGCCGACCACGCTGCGCTTGTCCGTCGTGCCGACGAGGTCGAAGTTGGTGCCGTCCGTGCTCTCGTAGACCGCCGCCCCTGCCCACTGGCCGCCGGTGTGGTCGATGGCGATGTGCAGGCCGGGGATGTAGGCCGTGCTGTCCGTGACCGCCGGCGCGTCCACGATCGTGGTCTCGATGCCCGAGCTGCCGCCCGGCAGCCCTGGGACGAAGCTCGACGCCGACTGCGCCGGCGAGCCGGCCACGGTCAGGTCGAGGTCGTCGGCCAGCGCGGTGATGCTGACGCGGAAGTCGTTGCCAACGTCGCGCTGAATGATGCGCGCGACGTGCGGCCGGCCCTCGTCGTCGGTCCAGGTCACGAGGTCGCTTTCGAGCAGGTGCAGGTACGCGGCCGGCAACACGAAGCGGTACGTGCGGCGGTTGACCCAGGCGCGCCGCAGCATCGTCGCCGCGAGGTTGGTCGCCTCGCGCCGCGTCATCACGAGCTGCCGCAGGTCCACGTCCTGCTCGTTCTGCTCGTCGGTGCTCTCCGGCGAGCGCAGGCCGAACGACTGCATGCCGGCCAGCAGCAGGTTGTCGGCGTCCTGGTGCCGCACGTTGATCTGCTTGGGCAGGTCGCCCTCGGCCTTGTCCTCGATCGTCCACTTGTCGTCGGCGGCCTTGTCGCCGTCGAGGCGCGTGCCGAAGTGCGAGATGACCGCGCCGTTGTCAATGGCGACGCTGTCGGCGTTGCGGAACTCGCTGAACGCCAGCACGCCGTCGCGGTCCTGCACCGTGATCTGGCCGGCGATCAGCAGCGGCTGCAGCGCCTGCACGCACGGCACCGCGCCGCGCAGGAAGTAGCCTTGGAAAGGCCGGCTGGTCACGCCGTTCACGTCGATCGCCGGCGACAGCAGGTTGCCGCGTTCCCGCAGGAGCGTTTCGATCGCCTGCGGCCAATCCATCTGGTTGTCGACTTCGAGGATGGCCTCGCACGAGTACGGCAACTGATCGCCGAACAGCGTCGAGACGAAGCCGTCGAGGACTTGGTACGACAGGCCGCGATAGGCGGGAACGTTGGCGGTGCCGAGCGCGGCGTCGAGGATTGGGTCCGTCAGCTGCGAGTCGCTGCCGGAGTAGTAGTAGGCGTCTGGATTCCATCCGGCGGCAAAGACGCCAAAATAAAACGCTTGCGACAACGACCGCAGAATGGCTGGCGAAAAATCCGAGAGAGGGATAGATGGCCAGGCAGCAGGGTTGCCCGACCAAAGCCGCCCATCGATGCCGTTTCGGAGCGCCGCCCATACGCCGGCCGCCGCAAAAGCGCCAAGCGGGTTTGTGGAAGTCGTGTCTCCAAGTGCCTGCTGCTTGCGATACGTGACATCTTGGCCAGGCCAAATGCCGTAAATGTCCGAGCTAACTTGCACAGGCTCGTTGGCCTGCAGCACGTTTTGAGGCGGGAGATGGCTGTCTGTGCGGAAGAATGCATCGCCAATGGGTGTTCCGGCCGGAGGCTGTGGCCCACTGCTTCGTAATTGGCTGGCTTGAACGCTAAATATAGCGTCATCGATGCGCTCGACAGTTGCCGGCTGAAAAGGACTGCCCGCATATGCAACAACACCCGACAGCGGAGTCGTTGCTCCGAAGCGACGCTGCAGCGTCATGGTGCTTGGCGTAGCACTGCTGTGATCAGCAATCGCCGTGACTTTGAACGGCTTGAGCACGACCGCCGTGCCAGCCGTCTGCACCCAGTCGCGCAGCTGGATGTAGTCGCCAAGCTTGAACTTCTCCGTGAAGGCCGGCTGCAGCGTGTCGGCCATGGTCAGCACGACATCGGTTCCGTTGGGCTGCGCCAGCGTCATCAAGTGCGTACGCACTTGCAACTGGTTGCGCGACCGGAACAGCATCAGCCGACCGTTTCCGTACAGCGTGACGAGCCGCTGCGTCGGTCGGTCGTTGAGCGCCAGCGCGGCGTCGAAAATCACGCGTCGAAGGCTGGTCTGCGTCCCCGCCTTGCTGCTGCCGCTGGTCTCCTCGCGCGTCTTGCTGTCCTGCCACATGATGTGCGTCGGGACGCGAATGCGCGTGCCGATCGCCCACAACCGTGGCGCTCCTACGTCGTTGGAGCCGATCGGCGCGTCGAGCAGGCGCTCCGGCTCGCTCCTGTCGCCGGGCTTCTTCTTGAGCGCCGGCATGATGTAGTAGTAGTCCACCAGCGCAGCGCCGATGCCGACGGCCCAGCCGACGACCGGCACGGCGGCGAAGACGCCTGCCGCTGCTGCTCCTTGCACCGCTGCGGAAGCCACTACGCCACCCCCCGGATGCGCCAGAACGCCGCCGGCTCGTAGGCCAGCCTCGTGCGCTCCACGACCTTGGCCTTCGCCCAGGCGTGGACAACCCAGACCAGGCCGTCGGCGTCGAGCTGCACAGGGACTACGACGTGCCGCGCGTGCCGGCCGATCATCACCTGCATCATGTGGGCGTCCTGCATGCGCTCGCAGCGGTCAGCGTAGCCGGCGAGGCCGCTCGCCAGCTCGTCGCCAGTCGGGTGGCTGCCGTAGACCTGCGTGGCCGGCAGCACGAGGCCGCAGGCCGTCGCCGCCGCCCAGGGCACGCCCACGCAGTCGAGCGCGCCGCCGATCGTGCGGCCTCGGTGGCCGACCGGCGTGCCGATGCAGCTCGCCACTGCATCCAGGTACTGCTGTCGTGCGATCACACTTCCTCGGGCGGTGAGATGATGGCCTGAGCCGACGGCGCGTACGGGTCACCGCCGAAGTTCAAGACGTTGTTGAACTTGTCCCGGCACGTGCTGAGCAGGCCGTCGCAGCCGACCAGCACGATGGCCTTATCGCCTACCTGCACGTCGAACGGCGTCGGGGTCAGGAGCGTCAGCTTGCGGTCGCTGCTGCGGTAGTCCGCGATGGCGAAGGTGCGGCCGATGTTCGCGCCGCTGGCGAAGATCACCGCGCCGTCGCGGAACCACTGGTCGACCTCGGCGGCCATCGTGGCAACCTTGAACTCGTACCGCGCGCGGCCGCTCACGATCGTCGACACCGCGAAGCCCTGGCCAAGCCGGTATCCGATCGTCTGCGCCGGCGTGGTCTCGAACGGCTCGTCGAGTGCAACCGTCGTGGCCGTGTTGCTCAGGATCTTCCGCAGCTGGCCGCTGCCCTGGTTGATCGTGCCGGTTCCGGAGTTGGGCCGCAGCAGGACGTAGTAGTGCTGGCTGGCCGTGCTCTGGTAGCCGTTCACCGCCCAGCTCTGCGTGCTGTCGGTGACGCTGTCGATCGTCGAGCTGGTGGCGTTGCCCGTGTTCGTCGGGTCCAGCTGCGTCCACTGCCCGATGTCTTTCTTGCAGTAGCGACCGCCCAGCCGGTAGGGACACTTCGGGGTGAAGACGCCGCCGAAGCGGCCGCCCTGCGGTCGCTGGAGCTGCTGCGCGCGGCCTTCGAGCGTGGCGGTGAAACTGGCGCCAGTCCGCAGCATCTGCCGGATCCACCGGCGATGCCTGGCCAGCACGATCCAGGGCCGGACCCAGTCCACGACGACCTGCCGCACCTCGGAGCCGACGTAGTTCTGCGCGTCGATGTCGCTGGCCGTGATCGAGATGGAGTCGATGACGCCCTTGGCCTCCTGGCTGCCGGTGCGCAGCGCGGCCTCGCGGCGGTCGGCGGAAAGCTCGCCCAGGACGATCGGGCGGTAGGTGTCGCCCTCGAACGTCACCTGCCGGTCGTGGTCCGTGACCGCCAGCCGCTGGCCGTCGGGCCGGATGATCAGGAGCAAGTGGCACAGGCCCTTCGCCCGCGTGTACGCGAGCGAGTCCAGGCCGACGATGCCGGGGCGAGTCGTCACAGTGCCACCGTGGTGCCGACGATGGACCCGCCTGCGGAGACGACCGAGTACGGCACGCCCGTGACGTAGCCGAGCGCGTAGCCTGCCGCGCCGCCAGCCGCGCCGGCGACGCCGCCGAGACCCGACTGGCCAGCCGATCCAGCCGCGCCCGGTGCGCCGCCGCTGCCGCCGATCGGCGTGCTACTGGTGCTTTGCCCTCCGGCTCCGGCGGTGAGCAAGGTGCCTGGCTGCCCGCCAGTGCTCGGATCGGGCGGCGACCCTAGTGCCGGGCCGCCCTTGCCCGCTGGCGCTCCTGCGCCGCCGCCACCGCTGCCGCCGGGCCGGTTGACGCTGGACGCCTGCCCGCGCGCCGCGCCGCCGCCGCCGCCGGCACCGCCCTGGATGCGCCCGCCGTTCACGATCGTGGTCGGCGTGGCGATCCGCAGGGCCGGCCCGCCAGCCGTGCCCGCCGTCATGCCTGCGCCGAGGTCGGACATGCCCTGGCCGCCGTTGCCGCCGCTGCCGACGATGTACGCGCCGGCCTCCAGGGTCAGCAGGATGGTCGAGCCTGACGGGAAGGTGCCCGTGTCCATGCTCGGGCCGGCCGCCGCCGTGCCGCCGCCGATGACCACGTCGCGCTCGACGACCACGTCCAAGGCCACCGGGCCGTCGGTCGCCGTGTAGCCGAACAGGGCCGCCACCTCCTCGCGCAGGCTGACCCGGTTCAGCCGCGACGCCGTGAACCGCAGCTGCATGGGCTTGCGGCTGTCGTCGAGGCCAAACAGGACGCCGGCCTGCGTGTCCTTGAGGAACTCCCAGGACTCGCTGGTCGTGCTCGTCGCCCAGAGCTCGGCAGACTCGCCGGCGGCGAGCAACACGACGTTGGTGCCCGTTCGCGTGCGCACCTGCGTCGTCCCGATGCCGAGGTTCACGACGGTCACGTTGGGCTGCGCGCCGAGGCGCAGAAGGGCCGTGCTGGGCAGGTCGGTGTTGTAGTTGCCGGTGCGCTGGAAGACGTACAGCCGCGCGCCGCCGTCGGCGCAGTC